CGTATCCATTGAATGCGATATTCAATCGGCATATATGTTGAAAGATAATCGCGAATTAAATGGTCTTAAATTCTTTATAGAAACACGCGCACTATCCAAGCGAAAATTAGCACAAAAAGGTTGGCGAACTATTGTATGCGATAATTGCCCGAGCGATCATGTTAAAGTAAACACAATAACTGTTCACGAATTACGTGCGAAATATAATATTAAGTTTGATACGTTGATATTAGACTGTGAGGGGGCGTTTTATTATATTTTAAAAGATATGCCGGAAATTCTTGACGGTATTGTTACGATTATTATGGAGAATGATTATTTTGATATATCAAACAAACGTGAAATTGATAAAATCCTTTCCGATAAAGGCTTTCGCGTTGAGTATTGGGAACACGGCGGATGGGGTCCGTGTTATTATAATTTTTACGAAGTTTGGCGTTTAGTTGGATCGAAAATATATCCCATCTCGCAACCCGTCCCGCAACCCATCTCGCAACCCATCTCGCAACCCATCTCGCAACCTACTCCGGAACCTATAATAGATGGTTCAAGTAAATCGTTCAAAATACATATACAACCAATTCCTAATTTAATTAATTCGGATTATCAACCATCGAGTATTGAATTAAAACAAACAAAAAAAATAGACGACCCATCATCGGATAAAAATAACTCAACCAATGTTAATTTAAAATTAAATCCTGTTAATCCAATTTCAACTGATTCATGGAGGGCTCTAATACAAAATCAAGCATTGTCACACCAACAAATCAGACCCATACACTCCATTTTTCGTAGATAAATTAGCTATGCCCACCAGTATCCCAAAAAGTTTTTATAAGAAAATATTATTTGTTCTTATAAAATTATTAAAGTATTCTTACTACATTTGAGCGGTAATTTAATTATGTTTCTAAGTAGGAGGGGTCGCAGGGGAACCTGGGTTCCCTGCTAGATAAATCACCATTTACAGTGATTCGAAATAGATTCATACCAATCCGACTTTTTCCACTTATTATACAATCCCTGTTTTATATCAACACCAATATTTTCAGCCATTTCGATCAAATCGTCCACTTTATAATTTGAAGCGGCTTTCAGAGGCTTATCGGGGTTTTGATCCAAACACATTTTCCCGGTTTTAATTTCCAAAATAAGCTCTGGTGTCAATGGAATAGATGACACCGAAATATGACCATCCTTTGTTCGATTAAATAAATATGTATCAACGCATTGATCGTGAATCGGATAAAACTCCAAATACGTCTTTTCGTAAACAACGATTGCTCGAAACTTATAATAAGCGCATAATGCGTAAAAGGTCTTCCACGACGTTTTCTTATCGATCATAAGTTCAGCCGTAATTTCTTGTATTCCTACGTTCGACATTTTACTGAAACAGCGTTTAAAATGCGCCGAATCGTGTCTTATGTAATCGATGATTTTTTGTTTTTCGGTAAGTTCGACGTTCTTATATTTATTTCCTATTGCCCAATATTCGGCTTCTCCATGATAAGCCACATAAGCGCACCAAAATAACGAATCTTGTTTCACAGGAGAAAAATTCACTGGGCTCGGCGTTGACTCCGTCAAAACTGATTTCAAATCAACCGGAACATCAACACGTAACGATTCTTGAAATAACATCCATTTTTCCAAATCCCCAATAACGGAAGCATCATCAAATTTATTATGTTTATAAAAAATTTGATTCAAATAAGAATAAACTGAAGTCGACATTACTTGGATGAGCTATATGATATCATGACTTCGTCTTTATTTTCTTTTTCGGTAAAAAATGTATTCTTAAATTCTTCCTTTTGATATTCTAGCGATCGTAGCGAAGACTCTTGGTCTTGGATATAGTGAACGTATTCCTGAATTTCGGATAATGTTTCAAGCGGTAAAAAAGAAAGGTTGATAAACACACCGCTCTTATTCTCATTTAGTTTCACCAAAGCATTCGATTTCAGTATTTTTAGTATTTCAATATGTTGTGTCTTATTCATTTTTTCTATTTGCGATTTTAAACATTCCAACGAAGCTGCTGCGCTAGTCATTTTATTAATACAATAAAAAATATTTATATAGTTTTTATTGTGCATTATTTATACATCGTGATCACCATCATCCGAATAGTCGCCTCCGAGAACTCGAATTTTAGGCTTTTTCTCATTATGTCGGTTATTATCCGCTTTAATATCGTACACAAGAGTTGCAATGGCGCAGATACAAATATCATTCAATTCATATCGAACGCCTATGATGCGAGCCGCGATCTTATCATTTTCCTTGACATTTTGAAATCGCTGATCGACATGATGATGATCCCTCGCAATAAACACAGTAACGGGCATATTTCCTTCGTCGTCTATAATTTGCGCATGTATTCCCGCCTTTGTAATAGTTTTTACACTACATTCCACCAACATACCCTCGACTGGCATGCAAATCATACATTCAAATGCTACGTGATATTCAATTCGATCGGCGGCAATAGTTCCACTCGAATAATTCAATACCTTTATCGACGACGGCTTTACGAACCCTTCGGCAATACACTTTCCCGAGACCTTTGACGCGATCTTATTTTCCAGATTGGGTTTAATGTTTTTACCTATTTCAGTTATTGCTAATACCACTTTGGTTTCCAAAATAGACTTATTATAGACACCGTATATTTTGCGTTCATTCTGATCCTCGGTCTTATGTTTTGGTTTTCTAATTGCGACGGACGACATGTGTTATGTATAGTATAAAGATTTTATATTGTTTGTTTTGTTTCAATTTTACTGTAGATAAAAAAACATATATACACTGATGAACATTTCTCCAACTTCGTAATGAACTTGTGAAATTCGCACACTGCGTGTGCGTTTTAATTGATTTATCGGTAACGTTGCCCTTGAACACTAACCGCACTTTGTGCGGTTTATAATGTTTAAGGGTGTACACAAATATACACGTTTTTTATTCCAACTCACGGAGCGATTCAAACGCAATTCCTCTCAAAGAACGACTCTATCTCGTCATCGTCGTCATCCTCAAAATCGCACCAGTTCTTGGGCTGCTTTTTCTTCTGTTTTCTAGGAGAGCCCGAGGAACGAGGAGAACCTTCCTCCGAGGAAGACTCCATGAGGGCAGCGAATTTTCCGCCGGGCGCATCTGAAACGGCGGGCTTGGAAATCGGGGCAACCTTCGCCGAGGAAATGTCCCGGATGACCACTGTGCAATACGAGGGCAAATGCCCGATATTGCTGCATTTGCTGCAGCAATTGCTCATGATTTTCGGGCAGCAAACTCGCCCCTTGTCGTTGCGAACGAGGTGACCCTCGTAAACGGTCTTTGACTCGCCCGTGTTCTTGCAGTGAACGCAAATCTGCTGCTTGGTATCCTTCTTCTGGGCACGCGACATGTTGATGAACTGATAAATTGATTGGATGGATTGTTTTTCATTCAAAACGAAAAAAGTGTTTCAATTTTTTCTTATTCATCAACGCCTTCATTTCTTACGTTTGTCTATGATATTTACTTATGTCTAAAAATGCCGTAGTTTCTGGATCGAAAAACCATGATTTTCCTTCCATTTTATCGACATGCATTTGTCGTAATAACATTTCTAACATTACGCAAAATCCCATTTGGTGTATTCCTTTCGAGGTTTCGTCAGTATATTGTTCTTTAATTATAAAATTCAATCGTTTAATTACGTCCGAGCGTATTTGACTTTCTATGCGCGTTCCTGTATTGTTATGTGATTGGGTCATATCCTTTACCCTAAAAAACGACTTACCCTTATCTGTAGTAGTCGAATTTATAAACCCGACCATATTTGCATATGGCAATGGCGTAAATTTAGCTTTCAATGCCGGCATAAATAGTCGAATTTCCTCAGATTCCGCTTCCGTCCATAATATTGGATCTTGCGACGATTTCAAAAACACCGTCCATTTATCATTTTTTGAAAGAATAACACCCGTTCGATCACCGACGGTAATTAGTTTTTCGTCCAGATAGGATTTAATTAACCCTTCTAATTCGGTTTTAATATCACGCACCTTGGAATAATAAAAAGAAACCAATAATAATTTTTGATTCCATGGTAATAAATCAACGATACGTCTTGCCATATGATATTTTATATCATTAAACCCCAAACCGTGTTTTAATTGTAACACATTAACTACTTGACTTGCGTGTTTATACCAATCCTTTTCTCCTTTATCGATTTTATGCGCACTGGTTGCGTGAACAAAATTAGCGTTAATTTCTCTTAATAATGCTGCGTATTTATCCTCGATTGACCCCTGGGGTTCAACACCAACGCGTGGTGACATTTCATACTCATCAGGTTCTTCAGTGGAGGGAAAAGATTTGGGCACTTCCATTTTCAAAACGTTATGTTTAAATTCAATCGGTGTTTCGCGTTCGTATATTGAAATAGTTTCGTCGTTTATTTCCACGGGTTGAAACGAATAAACGTCTTCGCGATTCACCAAATTTCCGCGTCTACCGTATCGATCCGTTAAATATTCGTTTTTATTCTTAATAAAATAAGTGAGTGTAGAATAAATCTGTTCTACGGGGTATTGTTTTACTATATTAACTGCGTTTATTAACGGAATGCGTTTATAAAATGCCTTTTCTTTAAATAACTGACGAATGCGTTCTGATATTCGCGTATGATTTACATTTACAAAATCATTATTATACGTATCTTTTATAACATCGTTCGGTCCTATGGCGGCGGTCGGATTACACTTAAAATCGCAACTATCCATATAATCGCATATATCAGTATAAGGTCTATCGCCAATTTTATATTTGATTGATTTTCGACCCGTGGATAATTCAATATCAATATTTTGATTCGCCGCCAAAGCCGAGAGTTTATCAATCGTGAAATTGGTTTGACCGATATTCAAGAGACAATCTACAGCGGACTCTTTTAATAGACGCGTAACCCGTCCAATTTGCATGGCTTTTCTCTCAGCGAATCGATATAAATACAAGTCCGCGGACTCTTCCGTTGGCGCGGCTTTCAACATCGTTCCGTGTAAATAAATCTCGACATTGCGTAATTCAAAGGGGAGTGAACAATGACTCAAATTTCGAACAGCGCGACCAATGGTCTGTTCCACGCGGTTCATATTATACCAAGGTTCCAAGAGGTGAACTTGGCGAATACACTTAAAATCCAAGCCCTCTGACCCAGCCTTGGAAATTAAAATAACCTTGACCTGTTCGCCATTCGCGTTTTTATCACTTACTACGTATTTTACGTCTTCTGCATTCTGAGGCGAAAACTCTTTTTGACCTGTTATCATGACGTATTTCGCCTGGGAAAACTTGGCGCCCTCAGGCAATTGCGATCTTGGTTTCATGGTTACAGCATCCAATGGTTCGACAATAGGTCGCCCCTCAGCGCCACTCTTAAATAAAGGCGAGGTTTGTGTAGCCGATCCGAATCGTGTGAAACCCATTTCTTCCAAGGCAAGCGCCATCGGAACTAAACCGCCGTCAATATATTGAGAATATACTAATACAATTCCCGTAGACGCGCGAATCACCTCGCAAATCTTGGAAATCTTGGCGCTATAAGACCCAATAACGGCGGGGCTGAATATGCGACCGTATGATTCCAAAATCTCGGGTTTATAATCAAAGTTATATCGACGTGGAACCGCCGATCGAGTTTCATCTACGTAATTCATTACGCTATTAAGACCCCTTTTTCCGACAATGGTAGAAAGAGGGTTTTTAATATCATCTTCGTCATCTTCGGGTGCAACCAAGAATTCGTCAAACGTATCTATGTCAGCCATTTTTCCTTGCGCTAATCCATCGTCTAGTGCCCGGCTAGGATAAACCATATTCAACGCTTCTAGCGGCATTTTAAGTCTACGGAATCCGAATCGGTCCATTTCCTCAAAGACAAAATTCTCGTTCATTTCTTTGCGCATAGTATCAATGATTAGTCGATATGCCTTTTCTTGGTAATCTCCGGCTTCTGTTAAATAAACCGGCACGTGATTCAGCGAAATATCGATGACTTTTCCATTAAGTTGCACCTTGGGATAAAGAATCATTTCCTGCGGTTTAACAAATCCAACCGCCGCGCCGATACGCGCGGCAACCGATTCGCCAAATCCGTCGATTGCATTCGTTGCTTTTTCCAAGATTGATTTACTTTCGGAAGTAGTAGGCTGCGTTCTAGTAAAAGTATGCTCTGGAGCAAAATCCGAGGGATATATGCGGTAAGGAAATGTATAGGGGTTTTCACCGCGAATATAGGAAACGTATCCAATCATTTTACGGTGTAATAATTCACGCCCGCCCTCTCGCGCATCGATTCCGCTTGATATCGCAGGTAAAAAATCGCCGTTTTTATCAAATACCTCTTGTTCGGTAATAGTTCCGCGCCCGTCGTTCAAATTCATAAGATTTGTTAGCCAAACGATCTCTTTATAGGAGTTATACATAGGCGTAGCCGATAAAAGCAGAAATCGAAGCGATTCGCTATATTTGGCGAGTTTGGTTAGAATCTTGGCGGTTTTCCAATCGCCTTTGTTTTCGTCAGCTAATCGGATATTATGAACCTCGTCAATTACCATCAGCCTATTATCGAAAGTATCTTTGATTTTACGTATTTCCATTTTTTTCTGATCTTCTGCGGAATATCCGGAATTTAAAGGGATCGATGTTTTCTTAGCCACGTAATTTGCGAGTTCGGTATAACCCATAAACACGTAATATTGATTAATAATACTCTTGATTTGACTAATAACGCGATCTCTAGGGACGCCCTTTAAATTCGTAGGATTTATTTCTTTAATAAATGCGCTACCGGAACAAGATTGTAACGTCCATAACCCGTCTTTTTCCACTAGACCGTTTTCATTAAATAGCTGCATGCGAAAATTTTGCTGAACGTTGGGAGAAGCGACTATTATAATACGTTTTCTGATACCCATTTGTTTCATATAACCGCGCATTTCCTCCGTGATTCCGATGGAACTACATGTTTTTCCAGTGCCGAGACCGTGATACAAAAGCAAACTATTATACGGCGTTTGAAACGAAAGGAAATTCTTCACGAAGAGTTGATGCGGCATAAGTTCGAATTGAGCTTTACATAAAAAATTAGCATGGTCTTTAATCGACTTAATTGATCCGTCATACTGAAAATCATTAAATTCCTTACGTTTGGCGATTTTAACCGAAAAATTCGGATCATTTTGATCGGGATATAAAAATCCGTATTCATTCGATGTATCCATTCGATTGGCTTCGTATTCAATCTTTTCTTTTTGGCGTAAATAATTATTCGAAGTTTTCGGAACGGCTGCGAGTGCATTATCCAAGATAACGGTTTTATAATTTTGAATAACGGGAGCAGTAGACGCGGGTTTTGCTAATGATTTATCTAATTCGGCGTCTAATAACGTAGGCTGCAATTCCTGTAATTGCGTTGAATCTTGAGGTTCTGGTTCAATAAATGGATTGGTCGCTGCGATTATTGGCATATTAAAATCTTTTTTCTCTTCTATGGTAGGATCAACCACAGTCAAAGGTTGTTCTTCTACGACGGTCAAAGGTTTAGTAGTTGCAATAGGTTCGAGTTTCACAGGAGGATAGGTTTCGCAATTTCCCGTTTTCGGATTACGGCGCGTTCCTCTAGCACACGGCGTTCGTCTTTTTTTTGTATTGCCTTGGTCTTCATTGGCAATAACAGGCTGATTAGCAACAACGCTCAATGTCGGTTCTACGAGAGCCGCTGGTTTTGCTATTTGAAATCCTTTTTCAATATCATAAGGTTCGCATTTTCCCGTTTTCGGATGTTTGCGCGTTCCTCTGGGGCAATTTACACGACGTTTTTTTGTTAACGCTTTAGTATTATCAACAATGTCAGTCACTTCATTTACAACTTCAGATTGAGGTCGAACTTGTAGAGGATTTTCCTCTAAACGAATACTTAACGACGGAATGGATTCAATTATAGATGAATCCAGTTTTAGTTTATTTTCACTCATTATCTAAAATATACGTATATAATTTATGCGTATATTTAACGGTAGATTAATTTTCTAGAACAATATATTTTTTCAAAGACTGATTCACTTTGGTAATCAATCGTTTCTTTTCTAAATTATAATCGCGAATACATTCTATGCACTCTTCGTAAGATTTCCACTCCATTTTACTGACTTCTGTACGCTCATAGTTTTCCATATTCAATGTGTTATCATAATCCATATACATCAAATAGTATTTGTGTTTATAAGATTTATAATTCGACCCAGTGAATATCTCTTCATAAGGCATTACATTTTGAACGTTTTTAAGATTCCCGACGTTATAACCAGTTTCTTCACTAAATTCGCGCAATGCGCATTCAAAGTCTTTCTCCTGATAATTACGTCGTCCTTTCGGAAATCCCCATTCGGTTTCTTCCCACATACCGCCTTTTTTGTCGCTTTCGTCGATTAAATCATTTAACGTATAATAATCATTTTTCACCAAAATACCATTGACCAAAGCGTTATATTTTTCGCAAGAAACGGACTCTTCGTTTTTATATTGAGCCGAAATGGCGGCTTTTCCCCAGAGGCTCTCCCAAAGCGCATCGAAATCACCACCTCGCATCAAGTTTTTTTCATCTATAGTCATTTGAGTCAACATATTCAAAATATAATATTTATTGAAAACCGAGTATTTTCCGCGCATAAAATCAATATGACCTAAAGTATTGCGCCTTCTGATCATAAGATATTGTGGAACGCCTAGATAAATTCGAAATACGATAATCCCAATACTCGTAATGGGGATTTTACACTGATGAAATAGATGCCCGGGTTTACCGCAGTTATTACAATAGTTTGGTTCGCTCATTTTTTATAATATAAGATTGCTGTTATTAGTAGTAGCGATAACTTTAAGTGGATTTTTGTATTAGTGATTGCGAATAAAATATCGAGTTATTGTATATACTAGTAACAATTATAATGACATTCGGTGGAGATTTAAGTTCGCATCCTATATTTAAAAAAATATTAAGTCTTGGATATGAGTTTGAGACGCATGACATAATCAAATTTTCTCTACATGATAATGGAACGAGTCTTGTAAATGCGGACACTATTCTAAGAACATTAAATAGCAAAATTAGCGAAGGTAAAATAAAAAAGGTAGACGATAATTATTTAGCCCTTAATGTCCAATTTGAAGGTAATGTCATAAGTGAAGAACAGGAAGAAGAAGAGGAGGCTCTTTTAGATGAATATATGGAAGCGTTCCAAGATGAATCAGAAGAAGCACAAAACGCGCGTGAATACGAAGAGCATTTCGGAAAAAAGTCCAAGAGCAAATCGCCAGAAAAGGACGCGAATTTTGTCAATGAATATTTTAATGAAAAACGCAAGGGCGATAATACCAATAATATTAAATTCCAAGTTACAAACGATATTGGAGATGCTGATTTCGCGAAAATGTTAAAGGCTCGTTGCAAAAACCTTACGATTCCGAAGAACGACATGTATATTTTCAAAACCAATACTGGTAAAACCTACGACCTTAAGTTTACGCGCGGACTCCCGGATTGTCAGACGTTTTCGGGCGTCGAATACGTAGTTACTTATTATAATCCGAAGCGGGAGAATCCGAATGTTGTAGTAGATACATTCATCGACGCATGTAGTCGCGTTATAGACCATTTGGCAGATATGAAACAAATTGGCGGAGAATTAATGATCGCCAAGAATAACGAAAAGACCGAATACGAGACCATCGGAGATTTGAAAAACCATAGACATATTTATAATAAAGAGGGCACTAATTTATATTATATGGATGCCTATGACGACGAAGAAAGTAACGAATGGTTAACGAAACGCCAAGTGCTAAGTGATGTTATATTTACCATACAAATGACGTTTCGCTGCCATGCGGATGATGCGCTTGATATTATGAAACAGATATTGAAACAAAATCCTGCGAATGCACGACATGCCCGCGCATTTATTCGAGAACAGAAAAATGAATTATTATGTATCGAAATCTTGGAAGGAATAGTAAATCAATTATTTGTTAGATTCGACGTAGCAAATGACACCAATATTATGGATAATACCAAGATCAGTAAAACTCTGAAGACATATGTATTCATGATTCTCTATAAAATTTATTATTATATCGCAGGTCACGCGGATATTTTATACGATAGAGAAGAGACATATTTAAAGGATTATTTATCATTTGCTTCTAGGCACTCGAATGCTGAGCTATACGCGCGCGTGAAAGATATATTAGATAAAAAATTCAATGTCACGGATAAAAAAAAGATACTGAAGTTATTCTATCAAACTGATATTTTGAATCCATTTTATGAAGATTTGGAACCAGATGATAAGGATCTTGATGAAGAGGGGAACTTTTTATACGGAGAACCATTAACTGATGTCTTGGAAGAAACTGATACCAATTATGGTAATCCTATGTATTCATTGGCTTCTTATTTTACACATATTGAAGAAAATGATTCGGATTGGTTTCATGAAGCAAAATTAGACGTATATTCTACCACGTTTGGATTAACGAATGACAATATCATGTTTGAAAACCGATATTTCGCGTCCGAAATTCTTGTATATTTAAGAAATCAAGTGGATAAAAAAATCAGCCCAAATGGAAGAAATGGCATGGATGTAAGTGATATGCATAGAGCAGTAGCTGCGTTATACGGAAACAATATAAAACATATGATGAATTTAAAGCTCGACGCAGGTAAGAAAAAGTTTGTTCGAAAGCATAATCGAAAAACGAGATCGAAGAGGGCGTCTTTAAAAACCAAGAAAACCAAAGGCAAAAAACCTTTGAAAAACTTGTCGAGAACCCTTAAAACAAATAAACCGAAAACTAGGGTAACACGGAGATCTGCAAGTCAACAATAATCAGTAAGGAATTATAGCCTAGATAAAATAAAAATAGTCAAACTCGCCTATTTTTATTCCTCTGACAATTTATACAATCATGATGTCATTCGACACCTCACATAATAATCATAAAAAATTCACCGATTTGCCTCCTGACTTTACGCCCCTGAATGCCGAAAAATTCGACCCCGAAGTCTGGGGACCACATTATTGGTTTTTCATTCATACTTTGGCGCATACCTATCCCGCGACACCCACATCGGTCACCAAACGCAAATATTATGACTTTATACAGAATTTACCACTCTTTATTCCCAACCCGGAAATCGGAAATAAATTCGCTACCATCTTGGATAAATATCCGGTTTCGCCGTATTTAGACAGCCGCGATTCATTTATTCGCTGGACTCATTTCATACATAATAAAATCAATGTGCTACTTGATAGAGAAGAGATTTCGTTATTTAAAGCCTTGGATAATTATAGAGCGAATTATAAACCCAAAGATATAAAGATCACAGAGAGATTCCGAATACAAACGCATTATGTATATTTCGCATTTGTTTTGATATTGGTAATCGCGATTTTCGTTTTTTACAAATAGCAGCATCATGGAACAATATAGTTATATATCATATATAATATGCGCATAGAGATCATTATTTTTTTAATAGCCGCCGTGGTTATATTTAATATTTATACCGAAGGAAAATACTTGAAACAGGTCCTTTCTATGAAAAAATATTGGCAAATCGGAGGCGTGATTTTAGGCGCGCTTTTCATTTGGTGGTTATTTAAGAAAAACCCCGCTCATGCACAAAACATAATAATGTCATCCAATGAATATTTAAAATATTTACCCGTAGATAAAAACACCGCGTCTATGTTAAGTCCGATCTTGGATTTTACGTCAAAACATAGCTTTAACGGGGATTCAAATGCGAGACATCCCATGTTACAAATGCCAGCGGGTTCTCAAGACCGCATTATGCGTTCAGGGCTTACGCCTTTAGGTTCGGCACAAGTAGGCGGCTCTATGCCTTCTGTGCCTTCGGTAACGAAGACCAAACGTTCAGTAAGCGAAACCAAGAAGAAATTCGTAGCGTCGAGACAGAACTGGAAATGCGGCGATTGCGGAGAACAACTCAATGCATGGTTTGAAGTAGATCATAAGATCAGATTAGAATACGGAGGTAGCAATCACGTTGATAATTTAGTCGCTTTATGTCGCGAATGTCACGGAAAGAAAACGACGATTGAAAATCTCTGATCAGGGAACTGATAAAATCGCATGTATTATATATATAGTTTATAAATATAATACATGACGCAAAAAAGACGTAAAATAACAGGAGGAGCGACTACCACATTTGGCGAAATTCTACGAGATGTCATTACACGATACGGATCTATGATAGCAGCATCTATATTTGTATGCATAATCGCATTTTACGCTATATCCAACCCTACGAGCATTGAGCTCTATCCCCTTACGTATATGCTTTTAATAATAACTCCGATTATAATGGCATTTGCAATAACAATGAATCTTTTCGGTAACTCGGAATACGTAATGATATTTGTGAAAATAATAGGAGCGGGATTTCTTCTTGGATTAATAGTTTACATATATACACTAATAAGCGGAAAAGTTGCTTTTTTATCAGGAGCACCCAAATATATTATATATACGTTTATCGGTCTTCTTGGACTGGGTATATTTTATAATTCCCTTATTAATTATTTATCCAGGCTTCAAGGTTGGGGCGGATTTATAGCGCAACTTATCTTTTATATTCCTTGTGCGTTATATGACTTTTTATTGTATTTATTAGATCAGGCAAAATTAACACCCGTATCGGTATATATATTAATCGCGATCGAAGCAATATTAATAACCATATATTTCGTTTTACCTTATTTAGTAAGTTCGTCAGTAAACGCTGAATCAAATGGTAAATTATTAGTGAACGACCCTATTTATTTAGATAAAAACGCGACCACTATAGCAAATAGCGATGATTTGATTGTTCCTCAATATATGCAAGATTTGTCGAATCCAACGGATAATGTTTTACATAGAGCCAATTATTGCATATCCATGTGGACATATATCAATCCCCAACCTTCATCTAGCGTAGCGTATTCCAAAGAAACCGAGATTTTTAAATATGGATTCAAAGATAAATCTACCGGGAAACTACACGTAAAACCAATGATAAGATATTACGGCGGCGGTAACGGAAAAGACCAATTAGAAGAACGCGATAAATACGTATTTTATTTTTCAGAATATCCACCAAATGATACCTATGATCCATTGAAAAATACGTTTTATGATGTTACTATGCCCGGTCAAAAATGGAATAATATTGTATTGAACTATAACCGTAACAAAGTCGATTTATTTATTAATGGAAATTTAGAAAAAACGTTTTCAATGGACGAACATATGCCCGTTTATAATCCTCTTGATACGATGACCGTCGGTGATGAAAATGGATTAAATGGAGCGGTTTGTAACATTATGTATTACCATCGACCGTTATCGAAAGAAGAAATAGTGACGAATTATAACTTATTTATGCACTCAAATCCGCCTATTAATAAATATGTAAAAGACCCTATAAAAAAATCGGATGTCAAAGATAAATCCAAAGCATAAGTGAAAGCGTTCATCGGTATATATTTCTATTTTATTATAATGTTTACCGAATACTTTGGGTTCCCTACTAGATGAAAATATATAGGTCATCTATATAAAGATGGGAATTACAACAATTATTTTAGGAGTAATCGTTATAATTTTAATATATGTTCTTTACGTTTTTTATGTGAAAAAGTCGTCTGTTCTTGTAACTACAGCGAGTTTAAAGAAAACCAATAATCCTATAACCGCTTTAAACGCGGCTCAATCTACGCGTTATGCTTATGGAATATGGGTTTATATAAATACATGGACAACCGGGGGCGCAAAGATAATCTTTTCAAGAGATAATAATATTAAATTATATTTAGATGATTCAAAGCCCACGTTATACTGTGAAATAGCACAAAGTCCTACTCCCGATCCTCCTCAGAAAATTGTATTGACTGATAATTTCCCTGTTCAAAAATGGGTATACGTAATAATTAGCGCGGACGATCGCATTATTGATTGCTATTTAGATGGAAAATTAGTAAATTCTAATAAATTGAAAAACGCAGCGTTAACTCCCGCTAGTTCATCCGCGTCCCCCGTAAATTTAGGATCCGGATTCGATGCATACGTCGCTGGTTTTACGACATGGAGCGGACCTATTGGACCGCAAGAAGCGTGGAATAGTTATTTAAGCGGAAATGGAGGAAGTTCGGTATCGCGCATGTTTACATCATACAATGTTGATGTTTCTATCAAAAAGGATAACGTCGAACAATCTAAATTTTCTCTTTTCTAAGTAGTATACAAAATGAAGGATTTGTCGCATATTGGCGACATTCTAGCTATTCCCTTTTTTTTATGGCTATCGCTATATTTTTACGAAATAGAAAACAAAACTTATACTGAATATGCACTGATGATATTCGTTATAAGTGGTTTTATATTGGATACTTTATTTACCTTTATGTATTTCCGAAACCGCGGTCTATAAAAATCTGTATCGCTATATATACTATAATGAATGCAGAACCGCCCGCCGCAGCAAATCCCCAAGGACCAAATGATTTAAAAATGCCTGAATTCGTTAAGACCGTAGCGGATAGTGCATCAAATACATTCAATCATGTAGCAGAAGGCGTTTCAAATACTGGAAAGTCTATCCAAGATACGTTGAAAGATTTCGGTTCTTCGTCCGAAGTAGCCGCAGGAGCAAGCGGGGAATTCCTACAGTCAAATTCCATTATTGCGAAATTCGGCTTTATTATATTGGTATTAATCGTGTTTTTGTTATTAGCGAATTTAGGAATATTATTAATTGGATATTTCACAAAGCCTTCCGGAAACCCTTTTCTAGTAAAGGGAACGGCTAGTGCTGCCAGTGAAGTTATAATATCGCAAGATCCTAAAAACAAAAACTCGGTAGCAATTCTAAGATCGAGTAATCAGACCACCGGAATAGAATTCACTTGGTCTGTATGGATTTATATTTTGGATATTGATTCGAATGTTGGTCCTCGTTATAAACATATATTCAATAAAGGAGAGACGAATTATGACAACACGGGAGTAGCCAAAGTAAACAATGCTCCAGGGTTATATATAGACGCTACCAATAATCAATTACATATAATGATGAATACGGTTTCAAATACCAATCCAATTGAAACGTTGGACGTATCGAATATGCCTTTGCGAAAATGGTTTCACTGTGCTATACGTTTACAAAATAAGGTGCTCGATGTTTATATTAATGGAGTAATTAGCGGAAGACTCATGTTAAAAAACGTTCCGAAGCAGAATTACGACGACGTAAATATATGCAAAAATGGCGGGTTTAATGGAAATTACGCGGATTTGCAATATTTCGATCGCGCAATTAGCGTATTTGAAATCAATAATATTGTTATCTGGGGTCGTAATACTAGTTCCGCGGGATCGGGAATGGGTGCTTCTGACGCCACAGGATTTCCTTATTATTTATCCTACGATTGGTATGCTTCCAAGTTCTAAATACCGTTTTTTGTTATATGTATATCATATAACAAAATGTCAGCCGAAAATACAGCAGAAGCGTGCGCTCAAAGGGAATTATATTTAACGTTTAGGGAAACTGGACCGCGCGTTGAGATCGTTTCACCTTATCCCCAGAATACGAAATTCGAATTAGATATGCGACGAAAAGTCGAAATATTGAAATATAAAAATCAAACTTCAAATAGTAACGTCGGGACAAAATCCCAGAAATGGAGACGAGTAGTGCAACTCTCTCAAAAAAACCCCATTTCTAAAAGTAATGTTCCTTGCCCATATGATGAGCTAATTCCGACACCTACATCAGCGTGTAATGTTCCCGGACCTATTATTACTTTACAATATGATCCCAGTGTGCCTTTATATAAATATGGCTACCAACCCGAAAAATACAATTTGGTAAATCCATTAAAGGACGTTCCTTACACTGTATACGAAAATAACGATGTTCCTTTTTATCAAAATACAGCAGACGTGGTTTGCTATTTGCTTTTTAAAAATCCTACCGATCCAGTATATACTTTTTATTTACAAATGCCCGTGGCAATTAATTTTAATGGATATAAAAATACAGCGTCTTCAAATAAAAAGGTTAGTTTCATAAACATAGTTTTATATAGTGGAACGTTAGAAACAACTTATGGCAATAAACCAGTGAATGTATATAACGTTAATATATCAAATGTTAACAGTATTTTATTATCCGTTGAAAACTCCATTGGATATTTTGAATTATCGCGATATATAGGATTAGTTAATGCATCCAATATAACTTTACGAGCGCAACCGCAAGACATTTATGAATTTAATATAACATTTAATATTAAATACACGTTATTGGACGAAAACCAACAACCCATAACTGAAACTACGGATATATCTCTAATTAATACGATGGCTATAGGAAATATATCAGGACCCGAAGATCAATATTATAACAAAATCAATAATTGTATAGTTATAGGTGGTTCAATTCCACCGTTTGACGTATTTCGATTAAGCGCTTAGAATACTTTGATTTGATTTCACATAATCTTCGGACGCTGTGAATAATTCTTCGTCCAATGCTCGGCGTTGATAATCTGGTAATTCTACGTCTACGTAAGAACCACCGCGTGTATCATCTATTCCAAACATTTGCATGAACATCTTGACGAATTTATCAATATCAAATAAATCGACTTCTTGAATCCTAAAAACTATACTTCGCGGTGCATATATTCTAGCATATTCATATAATTTTGAACAGTCTTCCATGATTTCAGCGTCTCGTTTGCCATAGCTAGGATACAAAAACATCTTATTCTGTTCGAGTCCTATGAAATATAAATTGATTTTGCTTGGGTCAGGAAGATATTCCTTGGTTGGCGATTTTTTAAGTAAATTATCAATCTTACTTAACAAACTCATGTTAATAATCATTTATTGGGTAATTGTTTATTAACTTTTTTATAATTATACAATTATACAAAATATTCTAATCTGATGATCTAGTTGAATAGGAATAAAAATAATTCACAGGTCCATTTCCGTTACCAATTGGCGGTCCATCGGCTTGAATCACATTAGGATCCATTGACGCGGGTGATGGATTCGCTGCTGGGGTTTGAATAATAAGAGGTTGCGCTGGAACCGATGTTATAAATTTACTATTATTAGGTAGGGGTGCTAATGTATTGGGAAATCCGGCGTTTTTTTGACTAGGTAAAGGTCCGTTTCCTATCATTTGAGGTAATTCCAAGGGCGATGGTTCTATTGTGGTTACGTCCATATTTTGAGGTAATTGAGGTTGAGGCTGAGGCATAGGCAGTCCGTTCATCATCATCGTTCCGTTTCCATAACTAATTATGTTTGAATTCATATTGGGAATAATAGGATTTGACGCTGTCATTTTATTTTGCCCAAGCGTAGAACTATCAGGCTGTATGCTTAAACAATCCTGTTGAGAGGGATATATTTGACCAGATAAACATTTGGTTTGATCTTGGACGTCGATACAGGTTCGCCTACCGTTATCTTCTCCGACTAAACACCATGCCGTTTTATTTGAAGCGATTGGGCTTTGTATTTTGCTACTAGCCGAATCCGATGAAGGGATTGAATAACTAGGCGAAGGAGAGGCGGTTTCGTATCCAAAGAAACGTGTTACGGGATTATTTAAATAGTTGTCAAGTGATTTTGAGGATTGGTTATTGGACGAGGGTGTAGGAACAGGCGTAGGCACTGGAACGGGCACGGGCACTGGAACATTAACCGTTTGCGTTGGCATCGGAATTCGAATTTTCGCATTCATAGCAGTATCCAATTGAGATCTAGCAGCAGGATCGACTACTGTGCCGCTCGATTTTAATAGAAGATTACCAACGGATTGAACTGTTCCCTCGGCTATGTCTACTCCCGCTTTTGCAGTATCGCCAGCAATATCAGCGGTTTTATTTATAACCGACCCCGCAGTATATCCAAATACTCCTAATATTTGATACACCAAAGGTCCAAATGCATTAATAATCGACTGAAAAAAATTACCAATAACCAATAATATGTTTATTCCTAAAAACGATAAAATAAGCAATCCGACCAATACAACTATTGCCCAATTTTGATATGTTATCATTCCAAATGAGGAAGTATCGGAACTTTGTATTTGATTTATAGGATTTGGTCGCGCATATATAGGATTTTCTTCGGGCTGATTCATTATATATACTGTTATCGAAATTATTCTTAGCCGCTCTGCTGATTTACGTTCAAATTTTCCCCATTAATTTATTTTTGTATAGTAAATGAGTGTTTTTAATTTTATGGAGACTTTCTTTTTCATTAGTTTAGGAATTACTTTTGTCTTGATATTGCTTTTGGTATATCACTTTAAGCAACGTCTAAGTGCAATCGAAGAAAAAAGCGATACTATGTTTGATATTATTAATAACGTAGTTCAAGAAATAACTTCGGTAAAGACCTTTGTTGTTACCAATATGACTCAGAATACTGTTTCGTCTTTTATTCCCGCATCCGTTTACGAATCGCAAAACAATAACGGAATCTTTAGCCAAAATCAATATTCTTCTCAAAATGAGCGAGACGATGTCAAGAGCGACGAAGAGAGTGATGTATCAGATGACGAATCGGAGGGAGACGAAGAATCCGACGAAGAAGTTGAATCCGACGATGAAAGAATTCTAGTATCTGATAATGAATCCGAGAGTAACGTCAAAATTGTCAATATTCCGACTTCACTAAATGAAATCGACGATGTTTCGGATAATCACGATCTCGAATTGGACAACGCCGCGGAATCTATGGATTTAGTGGAATCTCTACCTGAACTCATTGAAGACCCCGTTGTTGTGCATAAACTTGAGTCGAGTTTAGAAGAATCTGTTAACCAACAGGAGGAATCGGGGATTTTGTCTGGAGCTTCATATGGTAAATTAACAACGGGCGAACTAAAGAAACTCGTTATTGCCAAGGGTCTCGCAACTGATGTTAGCAAAATGAAAAAAAATCACCTTGTTCAATTACTCGAATCCGGCGTATCCGAGTAAAAACATAATATGTAGAGTATGTATATATTATGTTTTCCTATCCCCTTCAGCAAAGTGAAAGTGTTAACTGCGCATTTCCTGTTATAAAAGAAACCGTTCCAAGATCCAGATTAGGATACGCTACCAATAATGTATTTCCTGAATTCCCCCCTTTGATGTCGGACGGTCGCTCTTTAATCGCCACCTATCAATCGGAAACGGATACGAATGCTATTACTATAAAATCCAACGGCATCAAGTCGAATTGGCAATATCGTAACTATTTGATCGATAACGGTGAATCTATTATGCGCGAAAATTTTAGAGAGGCTTGCAATGACGTCGGATATTTTGAACGATTTAGTCCTTCCACTGCGGATGGTAAGGAGAAAATCAAGAGCGCACCCTATATGTATTCTTCTTATATGGACGGCGCCAAGCCTCAAGGATACGCAAATAGCGATTTGAAAGACATGTATTTATCTCGTGAGCAATTAAATTCTCGCAAGGTTGCGCCTACTGTCACGCAAGATCAATTGCTGAAAATGGGATATTAATTTATTTAGTTAATATGTAGAAATAACTATATATTAACGTCAGAATATAGAGTCTTACTTATAGACATCTTCATATCTGAACGCGCTATCTCTCTTTTTTTCCGGCGACGGTGAATATGTAACTGTTTCCTCGGGAATTATAATTTCAAACTCGATGCGTTGACCGTTTGATGTCAGTAGCGATTTTTTTTGATTTTCATTTTTTGCTTGTTTCTCATCTTCCCCCGTGGTGAGTAGTAATTCTTGTTGTTTTTTTGCTTGTTTCTCATCTTCCCACTTTATCCATCTTTCGTAAGGTGTTTCTTCTTTTATATAACTCATAACAATTCGTCCAAATCTTAATATAAGAACAATTCCTGAAACGCAAAATCCAGCATAGGCAAGTGGTAAAACCTTAGAACAAGCACCGAAAACGGCAATAAGAACGCCAATCAAAAAATTTCGGTAAGCATCCGCATTGGGACCCCCTCCATATTTTTTTGTGTGTCGTTTTTTACACCGATGAACATTTGAACCAGAACGTCGACGTCCTTTTGAAACGTTCAAAGGTTTACCTTTATTCACCGTTTTGCGTCTACTCCATTTATTTTTACCTCCACTTGCTGTTTTTAACTGGCATTTTGATGTGAATTTTGTATTAAGGTTATTTCGAGCGTCAACAATACGGCGGCAGCGCGGTTTGCTCCAAAAATCACCTTTATAATACTTAAATTTTTTGTCACATTCTTCATACAAGATTTTAAGCGCACCGGCAGATTGATCTTCTAACTCTTTATTGATAGAAACAAGTTTTTGATAATCTATATAAAAATGCTGACCCTTCTCGCTTAACATTTTGGTAATTCTCATACATTTAGTTTTATCTTTTCCGAGTAGAAATTTATTTAATCTTATGGTCATATTTTCAATAAATCTATAAATTGAATACTCGGCGGTATACCCCCAATGTTCCGCAATTTCTTTTAAACTTATAAACGTATAAAGTGTTATTTTTATTAATATTTTAGGAACATGAGACATGTTAGTTATTTTATTTTTCAGATCCGCATTATAAATAGAAAGATATTCAGGTTTATCCCAACCGGTTTCTTTTAATATAGTAGGTATACAAAACATTAGATTTTTAAGGTTTTTTTTTGTTCCGTGTATATTATCTGCGTCAGCAGTGTCAAATTTAATATTATCTAGATAATAATGTATTTTTCCAATGGTGCCGCCATAACCTCCTACGCCATTAATATCACTTTTTATAAATCCCTCCGTTTTGTAACGGTAATCAATGGTTAGATCAGTTTTATTTATTTGAGATATTATCGTTTCGTAGTAACGTTTAATTATATTTTTAATTGTATTAACGTCCGATAAGGTGAGAATGTCGACGGATTCGAGTTCAGTTACAAGTTCGGGTTCAATGCATTCAATTAAAACCTTTGAAACGATAATTGATCGAACCATGTCATATTTTATTTGAGAGGTAAAACGACCTATTGATTTTTGAAGAACAGCGAGATCCCATTTTCCAGTTATTATAGCGTCGATATCATTTTGGAATATTTCGTTTTCCGTTATAAATAAAAAAACTGCATTAATATATCTTTTATATATACTCCATTCAACCATGCTATATTTCTCTAAATTTGTTTTACATATTTGAACAATTTGGTGCATTCCCATTGACGTTATTTGATTGATCGCAATAGTTATTGGATTACCTCTTGATGAGAGATTAGACAAAACATCTCCTTCTAATACATCTCCTTGTAATACATCTCCTTGTAATACATCTCCTTCGGTCGCGCCGTCTTTTTGGACTATTCCCCCCTCATTCAAGTTGTTAAGCACTAGTTCTTTTGCTTTGGCTAAATCATCGGTTGATATTTCTTTTGTATATTCATCAACATGAGATGCGATTGATATTGGAAATTCAAATTTAAATGTTACGAGATCGGACATTCTAATATAATTGAAGATAATAAAAATAAACCGCGATATCTATATAGATCTAATTCATATAGATATTTATCCAAGATGCTAAGTTTCGATATTGGTATCAAAAACATGGCGTATTGTTTTTTTGACCTATCGAATAATGGTAACCCCTCGATAAAAGCGTGGGGAATTATCAATCTTATGAACGAAGAAGACCCGATTCCGAAATGTCGGTGTATTCTGAAACCTAAATCCAAGAAAGTTAGTGAGATCAAAACCTGCGATAAGGTCGCGAAATACAAGAAAAACGGTGCACATTATTGTTTGAAACACGCCATCTTGGAACCGTGGATCATTCCGACCAAGGAAATATCCATGACGGCACTTCGGAAACTCGATAAAGAAAAACTGGGTGAATTAGGAATAAAATACAAGGCGTTCCAAGATTCTTCCGCAGTTCCTGCTTTTACCGCAGTTCCTGCTTTAAAAAAAGCCTGTTTGGAAGCCCTTCAAACCTTCTTCTTGGAAAACTGTTTCGAATCCATTGTAAAAACTAAATCGAAAACTGCGTCAACAACCGACTTAATCACTCTGGGTCGTAATATGCGAGACCGACTTGACGAACTACCTTGGATCAAAGAAGTCACCCATGTCATTATGGAAAATCAGATATCACCTTTAGCGGGAAGAATGAAGACGGTTCAAGGCATGCTGGCTCAGTATTTTATTATGCGATCTCCAACTGCCTATATCGAGTTTGTTTCTTCGGCGAATAAATTGAAGGGATTTAAGTTACCGAGTTCCAAGACGGAGTCGACCGAAAAGACGGCAACGTCGACAGAGAAGACGGCAACGTCGACAGAGAAGACGGCAACGTCGACAGAGAAGACGGCAACGTCGACAGAGAAGACGGCAACGTCGAC